AAAGTTGAAGGTTGGAAAGGCATAGATGACCCAAGCTCGGTAGAAGTCTGGCGCAACACTCCAGACCCAATTCGCAAAGAGCTGATGACCATGATGGACGTTCAGTTTCGCGACAAGGGCGGGTTGTCCATTGGTGCTGCGAGACTGATTAACGCAGATCCTAAGCAGCTTGTGGGCCGCGACGCAGGCATTCAGAACGTAGGCCGCATCTTTGCCGACATCGATATATTCGACTCGGCTCACCCGTCGTACCCGTTTGCAGTACCCGGCTCTGGCATCGGTGTGCTCGATAAAGCAAGCGAGGCAACGGCTTTTGATTTGTTGCCAGAAGCTAGGTTTGGTGGAGCGAAGAAAAAAGTAAAAGATCCAGCTAATCCTACCGATCAAGAAATTAGATCGCTTCAAAATCCAGCTAGATCAGGCACGATTACAGAAGAAATCCTACGCCGCATGGAAGCTCGCGGTGTAGACGTAAACTCTATAGCGGGTCTTACGGGTGGCGCTCTGACGTTCACGTTGCTGTCCGCTGGCTTGGTCACACCGCAAGAGGTTCAGGCTGGTGCTCTCAAAGAGTTCGCTAACAACCTGCGTAAAGCCGACGAGATGGGCCTCAAGACCGATCAAATTCTGTACCACGGCTCCACGTTTGATATTGAAGAGTTTGTGCCAAGCACTGCTGGAGACAACGACTTTGGTCAAGGCACCTACTTGACCATCTCACCGAGTGACGCTTCCCGTAACTACGCAGGCGAAGGGCCAGACTTAACGAACCGAATCAACACGCTTTCTGAAAGCATACAAGAAAGCTTGGAAGGCAGTTGGAGCTGGAATGCAGATTTTTGGGACAAGATAAACGACCCAGAAGTGTTTGCAAGGATCGAAAAACTAGTCGATGAGTTTGAGGAAAATCGTGACCGAGGGGTGCTTGAAAAAGCCGCTGACCTCGCGGCCAAGACAATTCTAAAAGGCCAGAACGAAGGCGTGATATACCCCGTCTTTGTGAACAACAATGACTTTGCGGTTATCGGCGGTAAGAACAGAACGATTATTGATATTGACCGAGAGCAGTATTACGAATCCGCCAGAGAAGAAATTAACCGATCTGACTTTGGAAGCGATGATGATTATGAGGAGGCTGTATTCGAGTACGCTGAAGAGCTTGAAAACTCTGACTACGAGAGTCCAATGCAAAGTCTTCGAGACACGCTTACATATGCTGGCGCAAACGATGAAGCGGTTAGTCAGGCAATTGATTCCGCTATGGAAAGCGGTCAAATAGATTTAACTGAGATTAACGAAATCATTCGCGGCTCTTACAGCGAAGATTTTGATACTGGCGAGATCTTAAACAACGGTCAGATCATGCAGAATGTTTTGACCGACCTTGGCTACAAAGGTGTTGTGGACAATACGGCGGGTCAAAAGTTTGCAGGCATGGGTTCAGGGGGTATGCACACCATTGTATTCCCCGGCAATGAAAACCTGATTCGCTCAATAAACGCCAAGTTTGATCCAGCGAAGGCTGACTCACCCAACATACTCGCAAGTGCTCCGCCGATACTGGCTCCCGCTGCTCTAGGCATCGGCGCTCTAGGCTCAATGCAAGAAGCTAGAGCTGACGCTCTGGCCGCTGAAGGCGCGGGTACTGAGGTTATCTTGGACGCATTGTCTGGCATAGCCAGCCCGATAGCTGGCGGTGCCGCTGGGTTGATGCAGTACACAAGTCCGCTAGGATTCTTGTTAGGTAGAGAAGGCCAAGGCCAAAGGATTAGGGAGGCTCGTGAAACTGTATCTGACGCGCTTGATTACGAGCCGCGCAGCGAGCTGGCTAAACAGATGAGCCAAAAAGCTCAAGAAGGAATCGCTCAACTTGCAACCCCAGTTGTAAAAACTCTGGAGCCAGTCGTTACTGGGGCCGTAGAGCAGATTACAGACCCGCAGAACGTGTCACCATTGGGGCTGCTTTATCGCGGCGGCAAGTATCTTTACGAAGACATATTCGGTGAGCCAGAACGCGAAGCTGCCAAGAGTGCTATGGACGTGGTTCTGTAACCCCCCGCTCCTTCTTCCACGTCCTGATAATATAATCCGCCTCTGGCCCAGCCTCGTGCTCTACGTCAAGCACATGCCTGAACAAGCGCATAGCCTTGGGCGAATCCATTTGGTGCATCATCCTGAACGCAGCCATATCCAGCGTCTCAAAGTATTTATCCATCAGACTTTGTTCCATGTGAAACATTAGACTTGCGCCTCGGCGCTGGCTTTTTCACCGCCAAGGCGTCTCTGATCTCGGTGAGCAGCCGCTCGATGTTGGATAGGTAGTCGATCAGAACCTCGGCGTCATCGCCCTCAACCTCGACGGTTATCTTCTTCATAGCGTTTCCACTACTTGGCTTAGGTTGCCTTCGATGAAGGCGTTGAAGCAATCGACTACCTTGGACTCAAGGCCCAGCTCTTTCGACAGCTTGATGATGGCGTCACGCTCTTCCTGACCCTTTGTCCAAGCGCGGTGATCGTCGGAGTAGTTGTACGTCCAGTCGTGGTTGAGCAGCATCTGCCTGAGACGCTCTAGCTGGTTATCTACTATGGTATTCATTTTCTGTCTCCTTAAAGCTGAGGCCGTGCCTTTGCATCCAAGCTTCTATTTCTTTGAAAGTCTTGATACCGATCTCTGGCATTTTTATGACATCTTTAGCGGTTAAAGTCTCTAGCTGAAACACCCAACCAAGACCATCCCTAGCGAAGCTGTTACGCGCTCGCGTAGACAGCTCCTTAACTGCTGGGTGCCGATTCTTTGGGTCTACATCACGCCATTGAAGTCTGGACGTAAGAAGGCTTAGGCGATCACTAGAGCTTTCTAGGTCGCTCTCTAAGCCCTCGATCTTTTGGCAAAGCTCAAAGCTATTCATCTACGCGGCCTCCGACTGGTTGATATAAGGATTCACTAACGTGCGCCGCAGCTCACGGTAGATCGTTTTGAACGCATCGCCGTGTGGCTTGCGATAGGTGTTCTTGAGGTATCGAGTCCAAGCCCCGTACCGAGATTGAATGTGGTGCGCGACCTCGTGGGCGACCAAGCACTTGAGCAGCAGCTCACGGTCATCGCAGTCCTTAATGGAGCCGATCACTGGGTCATCAGCAAACGAGCGGTACTCAGTAAACGAGATAAAGCTCTGACGATAACGCTGCATATCGATGCAGATATGAGTAGCGGAGCCGTAGCTGCTCTGGCAGCGATACTTAGTCCGTACCTGAAGCCGCTTGAGAGCTTCTGTGTAAACGATAGGCTTACCTTGACACTCGATCTCGTACTGCTTCTTGCAGATTTCCCGCAGGCACTGCTTGGCAAACTTAACGACGAGCTTGTGCTCGTAAGGTGTGACGTTGTCACCGCGCTTTGAACGTATGGTCATTATAGCTCCCTCACGAAACGCATTTCTGCTTTGCTCAACTTCTTTCTGCCAAGGGCAGGGAAGCGAACAAACGTGTAGGTCGGCGTCTGCTTATAGATCCAACCGTTGTAGACGCCGTTGTCGCCGCGATAGGCAATGGGGGTAAACCCTCGGTTCCGCACCTTGCGGCTCGTTGGGTTTTTGATTATCGATTTGTCAGTCATCACATCTCCAATGTTTTGTTGTTGACACCCTGTATTATACAGATCCCGTGTTTATGTGCAACACCTTATACAAACAAATAAACGCTTGCACATCGACACGCATACCCGTATTATGCAATCTCACTTAACGGAGAAACGTGAAAATGGAAATGACCCCTGAAAATCAAATGTTCGTAAAGCTTCTAACAAGCTTCTCTCGCAAGCACGACTTAGGGCCGATTGCCTCTATGTTATTGCCCGGCCTGTTCCGCAAGGCTTCTGCCGAAACCGACATCGAGCTTCTTGAGCTTACGAGACGGTCTTTGAAGATTGCTGAGCTTGGCGACTATCTGGCTGGACGCGCTCGCGTCTTGGCCGAGACTGACAAGGCCAAAGAGCTTTGGGAAGAACACTTGCAGGAGGGCGTCGCGTGAGCGCCCAAGCAAAGAAGGTTTTCTACAACCGAGTGCGCCGCACCTGTCTCAAGCACAACATCGACATTGTGTACGATGGAATGCCCAAGGCAGTGTACGGCGTTGAGCTGGTTAAGGACGGTCAGGTGATGTTCGCTGACCGTACCAACGACAACATGCCGCTTGATATCAATTGGAAGCGGCTGCATGAAGAGATGGCCGACTACGGCTACAAAGGTGGAGTGAAATGAGCGGCAACCCATTACGGCAGATCAACAACATCTACGGCTACGTCCGCGTATCCACCGACGAGCAGGTCAAGTCTGGCATCTCGCTGGAGACTCAGATGCAGCAGATCCGCGAGTTTGTGAGGGAGAAGTACAACCGCGAGATTGATCAGTTCTTCGCAGACGAGGGTGTCTCTGGCACCCACGCGGTGCTGGAGCGACCTGCAAGCCGCGATATGACTGACGTGATTGACCGCCACGACGTGGTGGTCTGCACTCGGCTTGACCGACTGAGCCGTTCAAGCTCTGACCTT